GTTCCAAACAGTGTAGCTATCTTATTATTATAGTCATTTGAATCCTTAAATGCTATTTTATAAGAATACGTATAATCAGAATTGGTTTCATCATAAACTACAGATAGCTCAAGCCCTTCAGGTGCCTTATCTAGCAATAATTGATTTAATGCATCAAAACCACCATTCAGGTACTCTGCTTCGGAAGAGGAAGCTACCGCAGTTACGATAAGCTCTCCAGAACCATCTTTATTGATATTCGTCGTTGTTGTGATTTCAGCACCACAGGCAGAAAGCACAAGCATACAAAATAGAGATACTAAAAACAATTGTATTTTTTTCATATTGATATCAATGCCCCTTTCTAAAGTTGGAAAGAAATATATTCTTTCCAACTTACCCCTCAACTTTTTTGTTTGATGTTAGATAGCGAATCTGAGTGGAGATATTCGTCAATTCTGCTTTCTCTGCATCATAGAGGTAGTAATCCCCATACTCAGTAAAGGTCACTAAAAACTTAGTTCCTTCCCTATTGATTGCTTCTGCAGAGACCATATCTGGAAGGGGAACAGGGCTTTCCTTCCCATTTTCTATAATGACGCAATAGGATTCATACTCTCTTATCATATTTCTAACATAATATCTGATCTTGGTATCTCCAACCGGTGAAACTAATTTACCTGCATCCACCAAATAAAGTTTTGCTGTGAAATCATCTTTAGAATCTAGTATATATTCTGGTGTCTGTTCCTTCACTACTTCCATAGTTTTTGACTTAAGATTGTAGCTACGGATAGAACTATCCACTAGATACAGATTCTCATCTGATTCGTCGAAATAAAAATCGGCATATTCATAATTCGTTATACCATCTAATACAGTAAAATTATTCTCTTTTTTATCATATAACGTGACATCTCCATCTACTAAAAACACTAGTTTATCAAATTCAGTGGTAGCACAAAGTAATTGATCAAAGCTGACCTTTTGCTTATATAGCTCTTTCCCTTTACTATCTAATAACATAGCACTATTCTGACTAACTTTTAATATGCGTTCGGATGTCTTGGAGAAATGATAATCAGAATCGCTAAAATATGATTCCTCATCAAGACTAATTTTTTTCACCTTACCTTTTTGATAAGCATATATTCTGCTATAATCACGAAATACGAATCCGTCGGAAAAAACATCGATATTTTCCGGGTCTATCATGGTGTAAGCTTCTTCTTTGGAATAGTTCTCTTTTCCAGTAAAAGAGCCACTTTCCACAGAGCCAGATTGCTTCTTCGTCATTACAAGAAATGTAAGACATACAAGGATCGATAATGCTATCAGTACTGACATATTAAGATGCTTCCATGTTCCAACTAATAATACTTCCTCTTTACTGCCCTTTTTATAAAGCAAATTCGGGAAGTAATAAGCACAAGCTGCAGCTCCTACGGATACTAGAACCAGTACGAATAAACTTAAGAGAATATTTACTTTAATTCCTACTCCTACCTCTGCCTCTCCCAACATGCTTAGTGATATACTTACTTTTGAGATATAATAAAAAGCAAATTGTATTACTAGGATAATTCCAGACAAGATTCCAACATTTATTATGTAATTCTTCTTATTCGATTTGTCGAATTTTAGATAAGTCTGATAGAGCAGATACCAAAGGAAAATACACCATGTAAGTGCCAATAAAATAGAACATACAACTTGAACTCCACTTAATGAGCTTCTTAAGGTATCTACCTCTCCTCTGTTAATTGTCTGAATTCCACCAAAAGATAATGAATTTGCTGCAATAAGAAATATATTCGGTAGAGAAAGCAAAACAGTCCCTATTTGTTTCCACATATTAGAACGTATTACAGTTATCAGAGTAATTAAGATAGATACCACGATAACCCCAATACTGTATTTCATATAATATTGCTTTAAGCTCCACAAAACACTTCCTGCTGTCAGTATTTTTCTATCTCTTAGTTTTAAGATTCCAGTAATGATGTAACACGATATTAAGGTAACCAAGATTGTTCCAAAAATGGAGCTCAGTGCGCCATAGGATAATTTCATTGCAAATAATTCGTTCTTCGCTACATTCACCCGGATGAAGGATGTTGCAAAGTATAATATAGCTAAAACCAAGCTAAAATTCAGTGTTATTGGTAATACTTTTTTAGTTTTAAAAACAGGTTCCTCAGAAAATAATAATTTTAAGGAGGACCTTATCGACTGATGACTTAACAGTTTCCAAGCGATAAACATTGATGCAAATGGAATCAATGTTAATATCAAAATATGTACATTCATACCTAATACTACACTTCCGCCCATCGTTGACACAGATAATCTTAACGTATGTAAATATGACATTCGTAAAAGTCGATAAAAGGTTAGGAATCCTCCTTTTGAGTCTTCCACATAGGGACCTACCATCTGACCCCACAATAAATTGATCTGATTCTTTAATATGAGATTCGCGATAATTGCTATAACCACCGATAATAATGTTGATAAGATTAATGTTGCAACAAGTAAAAACGCTGATTCTTTTATCGTTGAAACACTTATCATTTCTTTTCCAGTACCTTTTACGAAATCATTTAACTTCTGGATTCCAAATTGTTGGAAATTTTTTAAACTTGGAGAGAGAGCTTTTTTTAGACTTGTATTATTTTCGCCTTGCTTCTCTTCCTCTTTGGATGATTCATTTTCACTTAATTTCTCTTCTATTACTGATTCTTGTGTCTCTACGAAAATCTCTTGCTTCGCTGATAATATTTCTTCTGTTAATTCTTTTTTTGTTATCTCTTCTTCTGTTACCTCTTTCTCCTCTTGTTTTTCCACTATCATTACTTTTGGTTCTTGTGTGTTATCCGCTAAATCTCGTGATTCTTTTATCATTTCATTTGTTGCCTCTAAGGTATCACGGCACGTTTCACAGACCCCATCGACATTCTCTGTGAATTTCCCACAATGTTGACAATACATAGAATTCCCTCATTTCCATTTTTTATTATACGCTACAGTGATAATATACTATTTTATAACATAAATGTCAATTTGTGTCATATCATTTGCTGATTATAAAAATCATACATGGTAATAAGGGAAAACAGAAACATGATTACTGTTCCAACAACATAATGTTGCCAATTAATTCCGTGAAAGCATCTTACACTATCTGTATTTGTATTTTTGTTGGAGATATGAGTAAACATTTCTTAAAGAAACTTAATACACAAAAAAAAGAAGAAGCATTTACAACATAACTATGAAAGTTATCTTGTAAATGCTCCTGCTCTATAAAATCACCGAAGTGTATTAAGCTAATTTAGATTTTGATATAAACCCGCATAAAACAAGGATATTCGCTCATTTTTGTATATTACAAGTATACTACAATTGGTCATTATCAATAATTAATGTGTATTATCTAGTGGCTGCTGTTCATAAAATAATGCATTATATATAGAAGAAAGGCATTCTAGTGCTTGGGAAACCAGGCACTTATTGTATTGATTAATTATGTCTAAAATGGTACTATTATACAATATGTTAGATATGTAGAGCTTGCAATGATAAATAAATCTAAACTGGTAATAAGAGGAGGATAGATATATGGCCTTAGTACACTGTAAGGAATGCAATAAAGAGATCTCAAGCAAAGCGTTTTCTTGTCCTGGCTGTGGATGTCCAACAGAAGCTGGCATGGATCAGCATAAATTGGAATTAAAAAATAATAGCCTTTATGAAAATCAAATACACGAATTAATAACAATAAGAAGTATCCTAACTTTCTTTAAGGCTTTAACCGTTATCGGCATTGTATCTTGTGTTCTTTGGATTTTAGTAACTTTTATGACTAAGTAATCATTACAATATACCCGAGAAAATAACTTCTCGGGTTCTTATTATCTTCCCAATACCTCAAGTATCTCATTCACCCTGTTATCCGTATCCGGTCCATACACCCCATCATCATCTACTCCGATCAGACGCTGCAGCTCCTTAACATCTTCACCTTTCATTCGAGGTGATGTAAGCTTCAATACTCTCTTAGCTTTCTTATATTCAATATCCGGATGCTCGTACCAATGTGTCCATGGTCTAGCACTAAGATTAGTGATACAAACACCATAGTTAAAGCCACGAGCTTCCACCACTTGATCATTACCAATATAAACTCCAACGTGACCCCTGTAACGAACGCACAGCCCTATCATATCCTTATCCATTGTCGAGATAGTGCCCTTAACGGTTGCCTTGTTATAAGCATTGTCTGCAGCAGTATCATAAGTTCCTTCACCAGATTCTACTACACCATCCTGATCGGTATCGTTAAGGTAACCCTCAATTAGACCGTGACAATCTGAAGTAACTTGTCCTATCCACTTTTTACACTCCTCAATGCGCACCTTTGTGAACCACTTTAAAGGATTTGTGTTAATAAGGGACTGTAGCCGAGATGATGTCAGTATTCTACAGTTGGTTCCCATTACATAGGGAATTCCTACTTGCTTCTTTGCATAATCCACTAAGCCTTGATTAGTCTTTTCCATTGATTGTACCTCCCTTGTTCTCTACTTTACCTTTCAGTACTGATATTGCATTAACCAAGAATTGTGGTATATTTGCCCCCATTCGTCCTGCATTTTCTGTAATGGATAGCAACTCATTCAATACGAATAATACAGTTATTAACAATCCAAAAAATGTTGAGGTTGGCATATCAATACCTAATAATCCTGATGTCTGATATATGAGGAAATCAAAAATAATAGCAACTCCCACAATCAAAATGTATCCAAATTTTTTAATTATACCAAGCATTCCCTTCTTGCTACTCCATCCTTTTGATTTATCATCTGGATGCTCAATACTTTCTTTTTTTGATGCAGCCATACCAGACAAGAAATCAAAAGCCATACAAATTACAAAAATGAGAAGTACCCACCACAATATACCTAGTTTAGCTGTAAAACTAGCTGTCACCGCTGCAAATGTACCTTGCATTGCATAAGCCTTTATTTTCTCCATTCTACCTCTTTCCCACATACAAAAAGTCATACTATATACTCATTGTATATTTACTTATTTTTAAACTAACATCCTTTTTCTCGATAAAATTCATATGCATTGTAAGACCATGACGGATTAGTTACCTTGTTATTAACAAGAGATATATTTTTACATGTACCATCTTGTAGAGTTGGTTGAACTTTTTTACCGTTTTTATCATATGAATATTTGCCGTTTCTCTTAGCAATAGCAAATCTAGCAAACCCTGTCGCTGCATTATTTCTAATAGTCACATTATCCATTGCAGTAAGATTAATTGCGCATCCTTTTTGATTGGTGCCACCCACACCATTGAACGTATTGTTTTCTATAAGAATATTCTTATGTTTACGCCCATTGGATGGCTGACAGTGATTGCCGATACATTGACTTGCTGCAGGCCTTATTATCCGATTGCTCGACTTATGGCTATCAAAGGTGCATCCACGTATTGTTATATCCTCGCAACATGTATTGTCATAACATTTAGATCCCTTGGCAAATAAAAATAAGGCTGACTCAGAAGCAAAATCAATCTGAATTTGCTCTCTAAAATCTGCCTTAGGATCCGAATAGTATCCTAGAAAATTTGAGTTTTCCACCAGTACATCCTTACTACTATTTATCTCCAGTGCATGAAACATATATGCATCAAGCATAGTGATGTTGCGTAAGGTCACATCACGAGCATGCCATAAAGTTACTAAGTTTAGCTTGGTTTTATATTTGGCCATTGCTTCAAAAGTAAGCCCTTCTATGGTGATGTCATGTGCCCCTGAATAGGCTGTTGTACTTTTAAATGCCCTCGACATAAGTAAATGATTTATCTTATTTGCTTGTCGAAGAATAGCCTTATCACCAATAATTTTAACACCAGAGTCAACAAATAAAGGAGCCGTAATGTTATAAATGCCAGGCGTAAAAATAATGTTGCTTCCTTTTGTATCGAGAGCTTTTTGGATTGTACTCATTGTATTATTGGGATTTACAATAATAGTTTTCATATATCACATCCTCTCATGCATACAAAAAAGAGCGCTTAAGCGCCCTATGTATGCAAATAAATATATGGATTTATATGTTAGACAGTTTTATCAATGTCTAGCTGCATGAAATCGATGTATTCATCAATTTCTGGCTGTAAGTCAGTACGCTTTGTTACAACTTCTTTATAGGTTAAGTTACCTACAGTAATCTGACTTACTAAGTATCGTGATGTTGCACTGTACTTTTTCATATGAGTTCCTCCTTTCCTAAATAATGATCTATACACCCAAGAGCATCTCATTTACGACCTCTTGCAGTAAGCTCAAATCGGTTTTTAAAGTTGTGTTTTCTTTTTGCAACTTTATAATTTCCTCCGTCGCATTATTCCAATTTGGATTTAAAATGAACTCGCCACTTAAATAAAAATACTTAGATGGCGTAACATCAACTGGCACTGACTCAACAGTTACACACTTGTAACTATTATCTGCAATAGACAAAGTTCCTGACTTCCAAAATTTATATCCATCTTCTTCATATGTTGTAAACTTAGGATTAATTGACAGTATCAATCCTCTTGTATCTAATAATAAATCCATTATTCACCCTCCACATTTTTAATATTCCAAACACGGTTTACAGTTGCCGTTACGTCTACAAACGTCCAATTAATAAAGTCATTAGTCTTAATCAAATATTGAGGAGATGCTACATGAGCACTATGATAAGCAAAAACAAATGTATCACCTACGCAGGTTATTCCTCTACAGTTGTATTGATTTGTAGATATCTCTGGGAAAACTCTATAACCCCATGTAACTCCCTCATCCTTTGAATACGCTATAACACCACAACTTTGGTAACCAATTGCTATATTTTTTTCATAGGTCTCAACCAAAGGTACTGATGAAGCTAATCTGTCAATATGAGTAGAAGTCCATCCAGTTACGCCATCTAGTGACCTGCCCATTGAACCCCATCCTTGGTTTCCAAAAGCGAATAAATAATTCCCGTTAGATCTTAAAGTATCGCATGATGAAACTGTTTGTTCAGTGTCACCCATCGAAGACCAATTATCTGGACTTAATGAATATTTTAAGTATGGTGACTGTCTTGTAGAAAAATATTTTCCCTTGTGAAAGCATATCGAATAAATACGACCTTCAGTAATCGATCCCTGTACATTTACAGTCCTCCATGATACACCATCATCTGACTGCATAATAAAATTTGTTGTCCCTATAGCGTAGAATTTATTGTTTAATACATAGATACCTGATACTGATGTAGGACAACTTGTTTGGAAATAATCACCTGTAATTGATGTGTAAAATTTATCAGCTCTTATCCAAGTAAAATCATTTACTTTAGACGTAAATATAGTTGTTCCACTGCTAGTACTGGCTACTGCAACTATTCTACCATCACTTTTTCTAATAGCAAACAAAGTAATTCTGCTAGTTGCATCTGAATCAATAGTGCTTTTTTCAACACCTGCATTTAGATTATCTGTGCTCTCAATTCCATACAATTTATTTGTATCGTTTACTAGGAGTATGGGTCCACCATTGCTCCAAATCTTTGTTGTTCCCCTGTAGATAGCCTTAACTTTTGACGTCCCAGCGTAAGGCTTCGCTTTTGATGTTCCTGCGTAAGGTTGTCCCATATTATCACCGCCCTTATATAACAAATGTTATTATTGACTGGTCATTCACGGTTGGAACTGTACTTGAAACCACAAAATGTAAACCATCAACCTTATCAGCATTGGCTGCACTAGTAGCATAGTTTGCATTGTTGGAATTGTTGGCAGCGTTTGCGTTTACTGCATAATCTACCTTAACTCCCATAGAACCGTTACCCACCACGAATTTAAATGTACCATCTTTGTCTACATTGTGCTGACACTTTAGCGCCCAATTGCCCGGACCATGACCAGTACCAGATTCACTAAGTGTTTCCATTTGCCATGCGTGAAAACCATCCACAGTATCAGCATTGCCTCCGTTCGCAGGTAGTGAAGTTGGTAATCCTGTAATCATACTTGCAGGATGAGTTGATGGGTGTGTATATACTGTATCTGTAAATTTTGCATTTGAAGGAACGTCCGCATTTACAGTGTGACCATTTACAGTGTTAGCATTACCGCCATCTGCTGGAAGACTTGTTGGAAAGTCTGTTATATCACTGGTCTTATGCTTGTGATCTTTATTAGCCTTATCATCCTCTAAATTTTTCAATTCTCCGTCGATAGCATTAAAGTTTCTATTAAGACCATTGACATCGATAAAATCAGTACCCTGTTGTAGTTCTAGGTTATAATTCTCTGTATATTGTGCCACTATATAGCCTCCTCTCTCAATTGATTCCATGTACGCCTTCCAGCCTCTTCCCATGTCATTCCGCTAACCATATCCCATGTATTGTATAGAAGACTAATATTTAAGATAAGATTGCAAGGAGTAATTCTGTCTAAAAGTTCCGCAACAGCAGCAAAATTTTTCTTGGCTGACAAAGCTATTCTTATCTTTAAAACAAAATTATCTTTATCCATAACGATAGAATATCCATCTTTTCCGCACAGGTCGGCAAGCCTTTTTTCTAAGCTACGATGCGTATATGGCAACTGTTCATTTACTCTGGCCAGAATCCTAAAATTTCGTTCCTGCAAGGTATCAGTATCAAGTGGCTTTATGCCGAGAATTTTTTCCCATCTGGTACACCCATGCGAATCTAATAAACCAATGAACTGATTACTTAAAGCCTTATCAATAGCAGTGTCTAATGCATCTATTTCTGGATTTTCTGCAATACATATTACTTTATATTCACGGATGTTTTGTAAAACTCCTGGTATATAACTAATAAGATTAGCTGCCATTAATTTCACCCCTAACTGGTATAGCATTTTTATCAAGCTCAATGTTAAGGGAACTCCCATTTATTGCAGTATCAGTCACATCGATTATTCCTGGTATACCTAATAACGCCACATCAATTTTACTGATTCTTACAATCAATCCAGAGTTTCCTTCCTCCTGCCAGCCTCTTGCCAATTCCTTAAAATAATTATCAACCACAGAAATGATATAACTTTTAACATCATCGTAAGTATACCCGCTCTGGTAAGTGATTGTCGTTGTAATATTGATAACTGTCTCATCCGCTCCAGTAACATGCACAAAGTGCCATAACGGAGCAAGCCCCATCCCATCACCGGCATTAACCGTCGGATCTATGGCGGATTGCACATTATCCACTAAAGCGGTACTAGGTTTGGAATAATCGGAATTAAGTATCACTAGCTTAACATTTCCACCTGACTCATCTCCAGATACGTTTGTAGCTCGATATATTTTTACTGCACCAACACCATCTAAACTTAAGACTTTGGCTTTGTAATCTGCACGATTTCCGCCAAATGCTTGCGCATCCAAACTATCAAAATATCGTTTCCGGAACGCTTCTGTTTCTTCTTCCTCCTCACCTGGAATGAGTATCTCTGTGATACTGGCGCTTGTCAGACCATCGATGTATTCCACCGGCAATAATATCCCTGTTGATCCGTTTGGTGCACTACCAGAAGTCTCACAGGTGAGCTTGAAAGTCCCTGTAGATATCTTTTCCGTTGCTCTATAACTGAATTTATCTAGGGTAAACCTTGCACCGATTGGTATATCAATATTAAATACGCCCTTGACGACTGCATGCGTTGCATCCTTTGGTGTTAGACCTCTCTCTGCGGCTCTTCGGACAAGGAAGTCTCTCGAGGCGGTGTCTGCAAAGGATTCGTTCATAATCCCCTCAAGCTCAATATACATCTGCGCCAATTCCGCACATACCGGAGCAACTGCAGTATAAATCATACTTCCTTCTCGCTTATCTATACCGGATGGAATTCTAGCCAGAGCCCTGTTTAAAATAACTTCATATGTCATGTCTTCATACACTAGATCCTTACCTCCTTCTCTTGTTCGACGTCACCATATACGGTATGGACAGTAAACTTAGCTGTTACGCTACCCTTGCTTGATTCAAAATTGAACTCATCCACGCCAAGAATACGGTTATCTTGTAGTAGCGCTTCCTCAATACGACTCTTTAACGCCGGATACACATAGGACGGTACTCTTCCGAATAAGTCCTCTAATTCCACACCATAATCCCAGGAGTAAATCAAATGTTCATATCGCTCTACGCTCAAAGCCATATAGATAGACTGCTTAATAGCTTCCAGTCCATCCACTGTACCTATTATTTTGTTTCCGGACAGAGCAAATGTTTTACTTGGCATTTCTGAAACATTTAGATTTGTTATATCATAATTCGTTTGTGGTACCATTAACTATCCACCACCCTATCCAATATTAGGTACTGCTGTCCACCTTTTTGCTGAAGGAGTACCACCTTATCATCAGTTTTGAGAGCATTTTTAAATGTGTGGGTAGTTTCAGCTCCTGAAAATTCTACGGTCATCTTGTAATCAGTGAGGTGCTTTGGTACAACTAAAAATCCGCTCGTAAGTATCACCTTTTGGTCAATAGATACTTTAAGCGGATTGATTGATATAACCTTACCGTATACAAACTGCATCGGTTTTGTTGCTTCTACAGCGTCACAGGCTGCCTTTTTAATTAATTGCACTAACTCAGCTATTGATAACACCTCCTGTCAGTTTTAGATCCATGAAGTGAGCGTCTGCCTCGTACGTATGCCTTGCACTCTCCACCATCATTGGGTAGAATTTCTGTTCGTCATTAACACCGTACATCGGAACCAACACACTAAAGCCTGCTCTTACTCTGCTGTCACCAAAACAGTTCCTAATCGTTAAAGTTCTTTTCGGTGTATTATGCATACTTAGCAATTTTTCTACTTTATCTTTCGCTATATTTTTATTTTGGATCTGTTCGTAGTACTGCAGCACTCCCCACTTTTCTATCGTGTTACTGTCGAATACTTGAAATATCTCTCGAGTTCCAGCCTTTTCGTTTGCATACGCAAGTTTAATACTATTATAGGTGCTCTCATCGATACTTTTTGTATAGGTATAATCCTCTGCAGATGATGTATCAACCACGATGTTTAAGATTAAATCTGTAGACTTTCTTAAGCACAACTCACCGTAATTATCGTAAAGGATGTAGAGAACTTTAGTAACATCCGCAGTATCTGCTATGGAGTTATTTAACATATCAAATAGCTCTGTATCAACTTCGGCTAATTTATGCTTGATACCAGTATCATCTACAGTACCAAGCTTTAATCTAAAATCTGTTGCGATACGCTTTAATAAATCCCCTGTACTCCAAGCTGTATACACGTACGTATCACGATTTTTTAAATAGCGAAGCTGATCATATGCTATGATCTCTAATAAATCGTCTTTTGTTTCTTTGATTGTAAAGACATAGCCGTGAAAAACTCCTAACTTATCTTCCACTAAAGCGATTGGACACCCTTCTTCTATTTGCATCGAGTCATCTCGTAGGATAGATAGCTTAATCGATCCAGGAGTAGATTTTCGTTCTGTATTCCACACAAGACCGCCTTGTACAACAGGAAAATACAGTTTATCATTTATTATTATGCTTACCTGGTACATTCTTTCCACCTATCCAATCCTTTCTAAGATCATAATTTCCTTGCCCTTCATTACCTGTTAAGTTAGCCTTGAATGCACCAATGTCACTGAACGGTGCGTTAAATTTCTTATTATTGCTTGGCTTTAACAAACTGGTCGACATTTGAATTGTTGTACCTACAAAGCTTTGTATGGTGGTAGTATTAGAAGTTCCTTTTTTTGTTGATGGATTGCTTTTTTCCGTTGTTGCTGGAACATCCTCAATCTTTAGCACTTGCCCCACGTAGATAAGATTAGGGTTTTTGATATTATTTAGCTTTGCTAGATTCCAACACTTTGCACCATCTCCAAGAAGTTTCTTCGCAATTGACCAAAGGGTATCCCCTTTCTTAACAGTGTAGGTTTTAGGGATGCTTTTAGAAGATGATGATCTGGTCTTTTTCTCAACTACGCCATCCTCAACATTGTTTAGGGGTACATAGGTTACGCCATAATTTACATATTGCTTAAGCTTTATATCCACCACCAAGTCAAACCCGTTGTCGGCATCTTCGGTTATTGTATAGTCCTCAACTGTAACATCAAGCTTTTGCTTAAACCATTCAGTGCCTTTTATTTCCCTTGAAACTTCAAATGTAGTATAGAATTTTTGGATCTTTAGTTCTTTCAACCGATCGAGATACCAGTTTGGTGATTTGAAGGTACCAACCGAATGTGGATATTTATTGCCTGGAAGTACAAATGAGAAACTAATATCAGTTAGGCCAGGGGATTTCACAAGATTAACCTCCTGACCATTTAATAGAGTTATAGTTTTATTTTTATTATTAATCCTCGTTACAATCTTTGAAGGAGTAACCGGCAGGAGCATATCTCCTAAATATACTTTATACAATTTGATACCTCCTAACTACGGTTATGTGCTTGTGCAGTGTTGTTTAACTCCTCGCCAAGCTTCTCAGTCAGATAATCAACCATTCCATCAAGATCCTGATTGCTATTCACATTATTATTTATACCACCCATTTCGACTGATATCTGAGCTGTTGTAAATCGATTGATAGCTTCGCGCTCTGCAGCATCACGAAGGTATTGGATATCTTCGGTCAAGGCATCAGCAATAGTGTTTGTGTTAGCGGCAATTTCTCCCAATGGAATGGTTGGGTCACCATAGAGCTTTCCGTAATCATCTGAACTGGTTTGATACTGACTCATTTTCTCTACAATGCTATCAATAGATTCATCAGCCCATTTAAGTTTTAATTCAATTGCGGTTTTCTGATCATATAGTCGTAATCTTTCTTGAGCACCTTTATATTCATCCTCTGTCTTATTAACAGTCAATTCTCCTGTATCTGGATTAAAACTTTCGTTGTATCTAGTAACCGACATATCTTTTAAGTAATCGCCGTATGAGTAATTATCTAACCCTTTTCCGTTTTTCTCCATCAAGGCATCATATTGGTCTTGTAAAGATATCTGATTACTAACCGCTTTATCCAATTTATCCGAATAAGCATTATAATAAGCTTTTGCCTTCGCTAAATTATAGAACTGCTCTGTTGCATTTTTAAGAGAGACAGTTAAGTCATCAATAAATCCCGTTTCTGTTCTAATCTGATTGCTTAGCCCCGGTATAGTATTTTCAAGTTGAAGAATGATAGTATTCATTTTATCATGCTCTGCTTTTGACTTATCTACCTTAGCTTCTAGATCATTGTATTGATCCATTAAAGACCGCACCTTTTCAGCTGCAATGTATGCAGATTGACTTGTTACACCAAGAGTATCTTCCATCTCATCATTTGACTCTGCAAGTGCCTTCGTTTCTCTAGTCAACTGATTATACGCAGTAACGCCAAGTCCAAGAGTAGTGGCTATCCCAGCTATCGTGGTTATCCAACCTACTGGATTTGTCGAGTTTAAAAACATGTTTGCAGTCGCTAACATCTTTGTCCCGATTTCCCATGCCGCATATGCTGCAACAATACCATAGATTTGAGGTGCTATATCATCCCAATTATCATGTAAATAGTTAGCTGCATCAATAAGATCGTCGAAGACATCGACAGCAGTTTCTGCAAGCGAAGTGAGCGCATCAATGGCACTTTCCTTGAACTTTTCAAACCGATCTGTATTAGCGATATCATTCAGCCTAGTAAGTGACGGTTGAATACTTTGGATTAAGTCGTTCTTGAACGTAGTCCATATGTCAGCATAAGTAAGTGGTATCTTTTCAAAACGTGCCTCTGTTTCATCAGCAGCTCGGAACATTGCAGTTTTAATAACATCGGCGGTCAACAATCCATCCGAAGCCCAGTCTTTCATTGTTCCTTTTGCTTTTACTACATTGGTCATGTAATCCTCGATTGAACGAGCCAGCAAAGGAGCATTCTCAATAATACTTCGATATTCATCACCCTGCAGTCTTCCGGATGCCATTGCCTGTGACAACTGATACATAGCTGATTGCTGTTCTGTTGTAGATGAACCACCGATTTTAAATTGCATGTTCATGAGTTCAGAGAAACGTATCATCTCATCATTACTTTTAAATGATTCCTTAGCCATGAGCCCAAGCCTTGATATAACTGCAATTGTATCCTGATAGTCTGCACGTGCACGTTGCGAAGACTGAAAAATCTTATCTTGAAGATCTACTGTAGTCTGAAATCCGTCATTCATAAGCTCAAGCCTAGCTGTTGCTTGAGCCATACTGTCAGACATGCCAAACATCGCCTTAGCAGCCATGGTGCCACCCAATGTAATAACAATGTTTTTAATATTACCAAGCAACGCAGACGAGTGACTAGTACTCCTCGCAATCTCTGAATTCCAAGCACGTTGGTGATTCTTTGCTGATTCCGTATTTCTCTCCGCTTTATCAATCTCCGAATTCGCTTTTCGATATGCAGTATCTAGCTTTTCTGCAGTTTCCTCGGTTTTGGTCACATTATCTTTTATCTTATCTGTCTTGTCTTGAGATTTCACTAAGCTATCATTGATTTGCTTTAGTTGCGCCCCTGCGTTCGCCATTTCTGCTCGTGCTGTTGCAAGACTTTTTACGTCAATCGCTCTTGAGGACGCATTGTCTAAAGCTTCAAAACTGTTAATAACGATATTCATCGCCCTTACCATGGACATCATAGGTTGTGACACCCTATCCATTATCTGTACACTCGTTTGTATTCCTGCCAAATATGCGTCCTCCTATTCTTCATTCTTTCTATTTTCTATCTTATATTTGACCGCTGCATCTACTACTGCTTTATGGTATCGGTCTAAATTCATATACTTACTTGGCTCCCAATGGAACTGGTGAAGGCAATAATAACACATTACTGCATCGTGATCACCTTCACTAATTAGTTTTTTACGTCTTCCACCAGCTCTTCGTAAGAATTATCAAACCCATTGACTTCCTGCACTTTAGTAAGATAGTCTGTAAATTCTCCAGGAGTAAGCATTGTTTTAAGTAACGCATCTGCCCCCATTACTCCATAACTGTCTTGTAACTCTGTGTTGTCAAGGTCTGGATAAACAGTGCAACGAGCAGCTAACTTACCAAGATAAGCAGGATAATCCATTTCGGTCTTGGTACGTCCTCTACCATCAGGCACGCGCTTCATGCATTCCTTACGAATTGCCTCGTCCTCTTTGTTTGTAACAGCGGTTAACTCCCAAAGAACTGGCTTTCCATCCTTATCCTTAAATCGTTTAGATACTACCACCTTGATGTTTTCCACTTTAACTACATTCTGCGCTAAAAACGCTTGTAAATTTTCCATATAACATAATCCTCCTAATAATAGAATCGGGCGGTTATTCACCGCCCTGGTTAATTACAGCATGCCATTAAGTAGCTTGAACTCTTCTGGCATTTCAAAGTCATCAAATGTACCGTTCACATCTTCAGTTAAAGAATCGTCACTGGATGCGTCAAACTTAGCTAGGATACCGTCATCCATATTACAATTCTTAAAGATGATAGTCTGTCTTCCTACACTTGAGGAAGGATCCTCATTTGTGACTTGGATATCAAAATAAACATCCGCGCCTGTGTTCTTGAAATCCAGTAACATACGTCGGAAAATAGATGAATTATAGTGAATGGTTGCTTTAAAAGTACCTTCCCATCCAGTTGACTTATTCCCTTTTCCTGTTCTACCTAAAATAGGTACTTTCTTTTTATTCTTCTTAATTTGCGCTTCAAACTTCGTGAAGTTGAACGCATTGTAACGCTTCGAACCAATCGTAACATAACACTCGGCAAGTGAAGCCGATACGCTGTCCTTTGCGTTCATGGCAATATTATTCATAAACTACCTCCTTACTGTACAATGATTGTCATGTACAACTTATCCATGCAATTCGTCGGAGTTACATAACTGTTGGCCACAACATCTGTTTTACCAGTACCTTTTAATACCTCGATATCAGCAGCGTCAAAGTTTTCAATAGCTCTCAAACCTTCCAGCTCTTTGTAATAAGATACCAAGTCATTCCACAAAGAAATTCTTCCGGAAGCATCGTTTGGAATCTTGCCATTGTATTTATCATTGAAAAGAGCTGCAGTGTCGTTTCCAATCTGATCTAATACTCGAATGGTTTGATTGTTCTTAAACTCTACACCTTTCTCGCTCGATGTTGTAATCAAGGAATTGATATCAACAAGCACTCGATAACCATCTCCAACCTTATGGAATGCAAGTTCACCTGCAGTAATCGCATCCTCTAGCTGACTTTGAGTATACGATGTAGTAATTTCATACTCACCATCATAAATCATATTCGTAAGCGATTTATTGACCTCACAACCTGCTTCAGCTCCTGCAACCCAAGAAATAAGTTCCACACTGTTCTTCACGTTGATAACACCCTCGTAATCGGATGCACTTCCGAAAAGCACTGTTTGAAACTTAACCCCCATCTCTTCTCGCATGCGCTTTGTAAATGCTGCATACAAAGCCTTAGTTGGGGCATCTGTCGTATCCGAAGCCAAGATATTAAAACTAGAACTTTCCATTGCACTTAAAAATGCTTGATGCTGCGTTCCTGTTACCGTGCCATTCGTTCCACCGGCAAGTACTGTTCCTGCAGTAGCTGCAAGCGTAGCATCTTTCTTAAAGGTAACAAAATCATTCTCCTTCAGAGCTGTAGCATCTACTACTTTCGTTTGCTCATCTACCAACGCAGTACCAAGATAAGTACTTACATCCCATTTGGTACTATCATCTGCATTTTCAGTAATGACAACCTTTAAATCATTACCACGGGTACCGGAGTACTTAGCAGTAGCAAAATCATTCGATGCTTTTACACCAGCATTAAGACGGTATAGATAAGCTTTTGTTGCATGCTTAAACAACTCACGAAGCTGTTTTAGCTCTTCTGAAGAATAATCGTAGCCGAAAATCTGAACCGTTTTCTTAAGAAACTCTTCCTTCGTAACCAAGAATACACCAGTATCATTTCCCCAGTTAAGGTTCATTCCGATTGCAACAATGCCTCTCTCACTCAATGCACTGTCAGCTCTTGCAGCACTTACGAAATTTATGTAAGCACCAGGTATCTTTTTATTCTGACTGGTAAATGTTCCACCACCTAGCATTAAACCACCTTACCTTTCAAATATTTTTCGATCATAGCATCAACCTCTTGAATGGTATAATCGATCTTATCGTCTAGCAATGCGCTAACGAGATCCTTCTTAGCAGCATAACGCTTAGACTTTAATAGCTTTTCTTTCGAATGCTTTGTTTCCTTGGCATCTGTCTCTTTCTTAGCCATTACTTCACCTTTCCTTTCACATAAAGGTCATTCATCTTTTCTTTTTCTTCCTGGATAACAAGACGCATATTGTAATCTACTGTGCACACTAGAGCACCATCGGATACTACGCATGAGATGTCAGTCCCTCGAACTAAATTACCATCAACATAGATACTCTCAAGCACGAATGGTAATTCGCTTTCAATAGTCCTCAACTCATCTTCATCATCAGTCTTGGGAAGATAGGTAATACTAAAACTCATTGGTTTATCATACCTTTTCCCAAGTGTTTCTTTATGACCGGTCTCAATGGACTTTACACGGAAGCAAGGAAGAATCAAATTCTGCTTAACTTTGCTGGTGTACACTTTAGTACCCGTCTTATATTCCAATGATTTTGAGATCCCTATGATAACTTGATTAATCAGATTTAAACACCTCCCTAAGATACTTCTCTAACTTCTTTTCTAAAATGGCAGGTGCTTTCATTTGAATATCCTTTTCTGCAATTGTTAACGTGAACTTACCATCTACCCAGCCTTTATGATTAGATGTTCGGTGACCGTACTCAACATACATTGCATACTCTACTGGATTAATCAGCTCAATCACGAAGTTATTCCCAACTCTAGTGACTACAATACTTTTAACGTACTGCCTAGCATCAATTTCTTGTCCCGCCGTCCATCCTCTTCGTAGGGTTCCCCCTACTTTGCCAGTTGACGGTGGATAGATACCCGGTTCTGTATTCTTTATTACATCGGCGAGCAAGCGTGCTGCCAATTCCTTTACACATGATTCAAGGAAGACTTGTGTATCATCAATACTAGCTTGTAGCTTATCTCTGAAAGCTATTAACTCCGAAAAGTCTGCACCCATTAAGCCCACCCCCTAAATGCTTCAAGAGGGACTTCTTGGTGAGAAGGATATATTGCTGGTATTCCACTTCTGGAATATTCAAATGTCTGGCCAGTCTGCAGAGATACAACAACCTTACTACCTTCCTTGATTGTAATGTCCGGTGCAATGTGTAAACTCACAGTCTGCAGAAGCTTAGCTGTATCACCTTCCCCTACCGATCTAACGGTCTTGAAGCACAACTTACACTTTTGATCTTCCAACACTATGACTTCCTTTTCCTTCGTGATATTCGTTTCAAGATCCGTCACTGGAACAAACTCAATAACGGAGCATCTGTCCTTATACTGCCTCTGTACAATGTCTTGACCGTTCATCGTCTTAGTCTCCTAAAAGGCTTCAATTCCTTTTTATCCTTTTCAGATAACCCATATATGGTATCCTTGCAGTTATCCTCTGTTACATTGTAAGACCAGGAGCTTTCACCTTCCGTCTGTGACTTTATATCAAAGACTGACTGTGTGCCGGCAAAGGATTCATAATCAATAACCGCTTTTACCTTCTTTCTTACAAAGGGCTCGAGCTGTTTAGGAATCTCCAATAGGTTGCAGTAGATCAGCACATTATTAATGCGATCTTTAATCAGTAAATCTTTTTTAGTATCTGTGATGCTTAGATGTTCCTTAACGAGAGCAACTGTTTCTTCTACTGTCATAGTCCTCACCTCCAATAAAAGAGGGGACCTTAGACAGTCCCCTGTAATAATTCAAGTAATTCGTTTTTGTTCGCACGAGCTTTATACTCGATGCCTTTTGCGTCGAGAATGCCTTTGATTTGATCATTTGTCAATTCAGAGAAATTAACTTGCATCGAAGGAGTTTCTTTTACTTCTTCTTTTACTTCTTCATGTTCCAAATTATCATCCTGTAATTCAGTCAACTCTTCTTGTTGCTTAGAGGCAGCAAGCTTGGCTGCCTCCTCTTCCCTTCGTTTACGTTGAAATGCTGTCGCACTCATACTATCACCTACGCAATCTTGTGGGTAAACTGGACAATACGAATATCTTTCTTTTCGTATACTTGACTCCAGTTAGCTGCAGTAGCTAGTTCTGCATTTGTTGGAGAAACACCAGCTACAGATGCATTAGTAAACTTAATTCCTCTTGGATGAAGCACGAAATGACGTCTGTTGACCAAAATATCATCACCAGCTAAAGAGTCACGATCTGTCTCAGTAGGAACTGGTGCCTGACCTTCTCCACGACCAACTGCACCCTGTCCAAATAGATAGGTTGTAGTAACTTTAGTTGATACATCATATGGAAGCTCATCATCTACAACAACCTTCTTACCCATATACGTTGGAAAATCAACAACTCCATTGCTATCTGGGATATACTGAATTAAGTTCTGCTTCTCTAAGTATGCAAATGTATTGCTATGCATAGCAACTGCTGTTAACTTCTTAGCATTATCTCCAAGTACAGTTTTCGCATCAATAAAAGTCTCTCCGGAGATAAGAGCTGCATTACCTGTTTCACCCGAAATATCAAGCTTGTTAGTTGCATTAGAAGCAGAGAATGCGCCTGTTAAGATCTTAATAAGAGTTGTCTGCTCTTTAGCTAGCCAATATCTTACTACCAAGTCACCAATTGCCTTCATTGGGTCGTCACCGGATAATGCAGTTGCTAGATCGTTGACACTCCATGCCTTACCTCTCATAAGTAGTGCTGCAACGTCCTGTCCAGCAGTAATACCAGCGACACCAAGCGCAGCAGAATCACTTAACACTTCATCATCACCATCTAAGTCATTCCAGAATGGCATATTGATTAACTTACCTCCTGCAGATGCTAAAGCATCTAGTGTAGGGTCCGGAACTACAATTCCTGCCTTGATTAGCATTGACTGTTCCTTTAATGCTTTCATAATATAAGGATTAAACACCTCAGGTACAATAACATTAGCAATTTTCGTTTTCGCCATAAATTTTTACCTCTTTCTTTCTATTAATTATTGAGCTGCCATATACTGTGCAGCAAGTTCTGGATCTTCGCTGAGCATTTTCGCCTGTAACGTAAGGTTAAAATGTTCTTTACTCCAAGGATTCTTAGTAGAATCAGGAGTATTGATATTCTTGTTTTTTGGATCCTTTCCAGAAACAATAGGAGTAAATAACTCCTTGTAAGTCTCTTTGATACCTGTTAGTTGTTCGTCAATTCCTGTCACTGTCCCATCATCAGCAACTAGCAACTTACTGCGGTCAAACTTACCAACGAGCAAATCCGGATACTTGGTGTCACTCAATTTTGCCTTTATCGCAGAGTCAATGTTCATATCCTTAATCTTCGTATCGTATTCAGCCTTGGTTTTCTTGTTGGTTTCCTGAAGGTCTGCAATTTGCTTGGACAAATCATCATTATCCTTAACCTTAGCACCTAAGTCTTTCAACTGCTTATCTCTTTCAGTAATCTGACTTTCCAATGTCTTCTTTGTTTCATTCACTTTGTTGAAGTCCTCCTTTGGTACAGCATACTTAGGAAACTCAGTATTAACCTCTTTCATAAGCTCTTCTGTATTTAGGACACCATCTTTTGTGTGTTTCTCAATTAATGCTTTTAACCATTCCATATCATATCCTCCATAGATTTTTATTCCTGCTCTCCAGGTAAGGGATTCTCCGTTTATTCTCACGGCGAGTATTGTAGTTTACCCTCATTTCGGAGCATAAAAATAAGCCGTATTTCTACGACTTCACCTTCAATAAGCATCTGTAATCAGGGATTTTAACATATTTATTATTCCCATTGCCTTTTATCACCTTAAGTTCACCACAGGGTGCTCTTGCCCTAACACGACCGCAAATTGGACACGCCGAACATTCGCTTGGCCGCTTATCTACTACTGCAGAAAAAATTCTCATAATTCTCCTTCTTGGCACCTGTTATTGGGTATAAAAATACCACCTACCGCTATGATAGATGGTATTACATATTATTTATCAATTCCAATGCTTCATCTTCCGAGACAATGTTATATAAATTATACGTAGGACTTTCATCATTGAAATACTTCATTAAAATTCCGCTTTCGACCCATCCTCGGTCTGGTATATATCTTTGCTGACTTCTTTCCTCGGCTCTAACAATTACACCTCGGTTTTCAAGGTCATCTAAAACATAATATGTCTTTTTGCTCATTCTACTTCACCCTTTCTATACCTGTAGGTCTTTCAAGTTTATCAGATAAATCAAACATTTGGTTACGAAGTAAGATATATTCCTCTGACTCAGTATCCTCAATGAGTCGTTGCTTTTCATATAATTCATGCATCTTCCCATTTTTTAATTCAAAACTCTCAGGTGTATGATATTGCAACTCAAACTTTTGACCTGATTCTGTCTTCAATGTCGTGTTAATCCCTCTGTACGGATTGTTCGGATTATTCCATGAATTTTTTATCTCAATTGTATTATAGCCATTCTTCGAGTGCTTTGCAATAGATGATAACGTCTTTTCAGCTAGTTCATCGGCTGGTGCTGTATATGTGTAGCGGATTATGTCATCAACTTCATAATCCATTTTACCGGCTCCATACTTACTCCTTATTTTTCGTAAATACGAATCCTTGCCCTTAACCCTGTACTCCAAACCCACTACTTCCATACCAACATCAGAAGCTACTTTCTTAACGTTCTTTGTAATTTCTTTCTCATTCTCGATCGCCTTGTTGTAAAATGACATCCCTTTGTATTGCGCTTTAAGTATTCCGTATTCAGTTGTATTCGTATATTTAAGAGTCTGAAATTCTTCAATGCTTTTTGGCACATAGTTTGTATCTAAACTATCTTTATATTCCAGATATTGTTTCTGATCCATTACATAATTCTTAACTTTTTTCTCTGCAAGTAACGCTTCTGGATTACTCACAACATATTTATCATACCACTCCTGATAAGTCATATCTGCAGGTACGTGATACGTCTTTCCAGTAATAGGATCTCTCGCTACTCTTGTTGTATCTTTCGTGAACTCATCATCAAAGAACGGACACGTGCAGGTTCTACAACGGCAATGGAATGGTGGAGCAGTCACATTGACCTGGTAATCTTTTAAATCGATTCCTACATTATGGTACTTCTTATCAATATCACGGCATATTTGACTAGTCTTAATATCCATTGTTACGATGATTTCATACTTCTCTACGTCCAAGTCACTAAAGCATTGCTTCTGAGCCATCGAGTGTATAGCTGCAGTTTCAGTCATTATCAAATTACCGGCTTTACTTTTACTGACATCCATCTTTTTAGCAAGTGCAGAAATTGTCATGCCTGGATCAGAACCCCTTACTAATTGCTGTGTAAGTTCGGTATGTAACTCTCGTACAAGCTTTTCTTTGTTTTGCCATATCCGGCTGCTAAAGTCCTTTCCATCTGCAGCCCAAGGCTTACGAAGAAAACCGTTAATCAAATTGTCGTCTAGTGTATGAAGTGTCTTTCCTACTCCTGTTCCTTTCGCAATCTCATAAGCTGATTTGTAGTAAGAGGATTTATAAGTTTTATTAAGTAAGTCAGAAGTACCGCCCTCATACTCTATAAACAATTTCTCAATCAGCTGTTGCAATTGAATCTTAATAGTTTCCAATCTAGTAATATGAACTCTGGCCGAAGCGTTCTCAAGCTCTTTCATCCACTTCTGATCAAGAGCATTTTCCTTACCGAACTTGATGTAATCTTCTACAGTCCATCGGAATTCTTTAAGTTCTTTCCTGTTGAGGTATCTCTTAGCCATGGAATAGCTAATTTCGTTGTTCTCAGCAACTCGATAATACCAGGATGCAATTTCCTTTTCTAACTCACTAGTTGCGAGCCTAAACTGCTCTTGAAGATCGTTGTAATATTCCTTACTGGCTCGATAAGCATCATCCTCTAACTTCTCAAAACGCTTCTTCCAATACTCTTTACTCTTCGCCATCGGTTACATCACCGCCTTGCTGCTTGGCGTAGTCATCGTCTGTTTCTATTTGTTCTTTAGCAAGCTGCCTTATTTCTTCGTCAGCATCTTCAACCCATGGATGATTTTTAACAATCGTAACTTGAGATATAACTCCATGGCTGTTCTTACAATCTGTAATGGCATCTGATTCATTAATGGCGATGTCTCGGTTAAAAGTAATCTCTACTTCCTGACTTGAGACTGGTTGCTTTGTAACTTCAAAGTACTTATTCACAAAATACATGAGCTGTTCAAATCCCCACTTGAACCAATCCTCTAGTGAGTTACATTTTAAATCTAATCCAGAATAAATGAACTTCAAGGCGATACCGGAAGGACTATTCCCTAGCTTATCGCTATTCTTATCAACTCCTTGCCCAAAATCAAAGATGTCTTTCTTCAATTGCTCATAGTGAGATTTTGCCGCATCAATATTAATTTCAGTCTGTACAGGCTCCACCCCACCGTCTTCACCATCTACCTTGACTGCTCTGTAGTAAGATAAATCATGCATGAACTCTGCAAGATTCGTACCATCGTAACCATTTAGTGCAAATATCACACTGCGGATTTCTGCAAGCGTATTAGATACATCTGATCGAGTTAAATCATAGTTGTCTATTAAAGACTTTACAAACTTTAGATCCGGCATTTCAAAATCATTATTCTTGAAAGGAACGAATGGTACCTTCTCCCAAGATTGATATTCCTCGTTAACTTTAAAATGACCCAACTCATTAGGCTGGTTATCATCAACGTCAAGATACATTTCAGAATCAATCATCAGCTGATTTTCGTCCTTTACGTAGTAAGTAACACCCTCAGGAGTATAGTATTCAACCTTACTTTTTACTTTCTTCTCTTTGCCCTCATAGACTTCGACGTCATACACTCTGATTAGGCTCTCTAACTCCTCATGATCATTATCAGTCCACTCAGGAATACACTGTTCCGCTGGTATCATTAGTGTTTTAAATTCGCCATCACTGCTTATATACACATACAGCCACCCTGTACCCTTATTGCTTGCTTCCGTGCCGAGCTTAGCAATTCGCTTTTGAAATCTTTTACCTAATACATTCTTAACGTTTTCTAGATAGGTTTTATCCTCGCATGTCATTGTGTAAGGTTTGGTAAGCAAGTAATTCACCTTATCATCAACTAAGTTATGCATAAATCCATGAGAAAGCTTTTCATTGACCTTTGTCTCATCAACTACTGGTCTCGCCGATTCATCATATCTAAAGATTTGACGTTTATTTATATCATTCTCAACCAAATAGTAACGCTCGCCTTCATCCATCAACTTACGTTTCTTAGACGCAAGGAATTCGTTGACCTCAATCAGAATCCACTCTTCTCGTGTTAATCTATTAATGCTGTTATTAAACTCCATTCGTTCCTCCTTACTTCAAAATGCTGATACCGCCATTCCTGAAAAGAATCGTATAACAAAAATATCTGAGAGCATCCATTGCATGATCGTGCTGCTTGATCGGTTTATCCTCACCGCGCTCACATGCTTTCGCATCCCAGATATAAGAGTTGAACTCTTTAATTGTATTTGTACAGCTCTCGTGTATTGCAATCTTCTCTTGATTTAGCATACTTCCAACATATCGTATACCATCAATTACATCATTACGAGCTTTCTTCACTTCATATCTGCGCTTCCTAAGCTCAGCTATAAAAGAAGCCGCTGCAGGGTCAACAATAATCTTACGTGGTCTTATTCCATTCAGCCACTTTTCTAGATCATCCGCATACTCGCCATCAGTCTTCTGATTATCTTCATCTCGGCCAGAGTAATAATACTCTTTGATGCATATCCATTGTCCTGCAGTATTTTTACACCACAGAAGAAACACTGTAGCGTTTTGGGTACCATAGTCACAGCTAACATAATATGTATCTGTGATAAGTCCTTTTAATTCGTTAACAACGTGCTTGACAGCGTCAAACATATCATAGATGACACCCTCTGCAACAACCCACAAACCAAGAATATACCGTTTAAAAAAGACACCGGTATACATAGATCGGTATCTCTCTTTAATACGCTCTGACAAGCTTAAATTATCATCCATTGTGAAATGCAAATACAACAGATTCTTTTCATGTATCTTATCAATCCAGTTCACCTTGAACCAGTGATACGGTCCGTCTGGGTTACAGTTGAACCAGAACTTAGAACCCTCAACAGAGCATCGACCAGTAGCCTGATTAACAAAGCTTTCTGGCATGAGCGCAACTTCATCAAAGAAACATCCTGCCAAAGTAATACCCTGTATAAGATCCTGTGACCGTTCATCCTTACCGCCGAAGATGTAGAAGTAATTATCTACGCCGTTTCTGCTCACAATAAAGAGGTTATCAGCTCTATGTTCAACAACTCTATATCCTCTTGATTTTAACATCAATTTGAGCCAAAATAGAACGTTACGTCTAAAAGAACCAATTGTCTTACCGCACATTCCGAAGTTCTGACCATCAAACTTAGTCATAGCCCAAATTACGAATGACAGTGACATACTAACTGTCTTACCTGAACGGATAGCTCCATCTGCTATGATCCCATCTCTATCTTTTACCGGTGAATCATCACACCACCAGTTTAGTACTTTCCTTTGCTTTTTGGAGAATGGTTTAAATTGAAATAGCTGATTAATCTTCTTTTTAAGCTTCTTCATCTGACCAATCCTCCTTAGCCGATGCATTCAACGCATCAAGGAATCCGTCATCAGATACCTCTTCATCGTCAGGATCTTCTACCTTAGCTTTCAACAACATGATACGCGCCTTTTGTTCTTCAGTAGCAAGCTCCCAGTCCTTGTGAAGCATCTCATCATACTGCTTAATCATACTTCTAAGCTCGCCCTGAGCTCTTGCTTGAGCTTTCATAAAGTTTGATTGCTTATCCCATGCTTGCTGTACTTCCCATTTCTCGCTACTACCAGAATCACTATAACCCTCTCCAATCTTTGTTGTAGTGACATCGTCTCTGTCCTTAACATAGGCAATCTGTTGCGCTCGTATAATGGCAGCATAAGCAATCTGTATTTGATGCCATAATAAGTCTAGTGGATTTGCTTGAGAGATTGCATCGAAGATCTCTTTTGTCTCCTCAGGAAGGTACTTAGCAAAGAACCCATACTTTTCTGCTTTCTTATTACCAGGCGGACCGCCTCCGTCATTACCAACAGAATTTCTATTCCCTGGTTGACCGCCTTTGTTACGTTTCGCAACGTTGCGTTTACTTGATTGCAACGTTGCATTCCACTTATAACGATTCTTCCACGATCTCACCGTTCCTTCTGGAACATCTAATTGACTTGCAATCTCAATTAGCTTTAATCCTTTCTTGAAAAGCTCATGAGCCTTCTCAACTCTTTCATCTGGTGCTCTGGCCAATCAGACTCACCTCCATTCGTGTGGTTTTGGGTAAAAGAGAAGAGCCTCTGTTGAGACTCCTCTTTAATTATCTGAGATATATTTTCCATCCTTTGTAGTTTACTATATTGCTATTAAATCAGTATGTACCATAAGAGATTCTTTCTCCTTTACTTACCCCTAGTCCATCCAGTTCGCTTTCAAGCATAGTAATATCATCTCCATATCTAGACTTAATCTTCTCAATTACTTTATCCATATCGGTTGGAAGACATGAATTACCAATGTATGATATACCCCCAAAAATTACAACAGTAACAAGGACTTCTATTATTGAGTTTAGTTCAAAGGGCGTCATATTTTTCTTAAATATCTCAACACATACGACAATTGCTAAAATTATTACAATAAATAACAACGTTGTTTTAATTATTCCGTTTCTTCTTACCGTAAGTGTTACCGTTTTCATAATATCATTGTTTAACTCCCTGCACTGACGTATAGCCTCTTCGATTCTTTTTTGTCGATTTTCATCCCATGCTTCAGTAATATTAGACGGTAAAATCGAAGATACAAAATTATAATTAGAAAAAAACATTTCTCTAGCAGTATCACTCTGGGCAACAAGCTGACTGCTTTTCTTATTGAAAACCTGTTGCCCAGCATCAAAAGGGGGAATAGTCACTAATAACTCAAATACAATTATTAGGTCTTCATCATGTATGCAAATCTGTTCATCACAAATATAACAATCATCTATCTTCTCCCAATCTTGGCTACCTAAGTCCAATTTCTTTATGAGATTTCCGCATTCAGGACATCTGACTCCTAATTTAGCTTTAACTATGTTAAGCTCAAAACACCTTTGTAACAATAAATAAGCTTTCTTTACATCAATGTTTAAATAATCGCTGACCGTTGAGGCCAATATAACCGATGAGGTGTTATTTGTAAGCCCTGAAAAGTACTTTTGTAAATTTATCTCTTCATCTTTAGTCAATATGTCATCAAGCATTGATAACTGAGGATATAACATGTATTATGTCCTCCTCCCTTGTATACTCTGTGAATTTTATAAGGCAATAATCTTTTTTTGCAATAATCCTAACTTTAAATTTATTATTCATATATTCTCCGTTAAGTCGTTCATAACAAAAGCAAACACCATCACATTTCATGTTTTTTTGAAGCATCTTTTTATTATCAAAAAAAACAGCTTTTGATTGTAATGGGTCTTCAGCGGTTGAAGCTTGTTCAATATGTGAATCTTCCTCGTCTGTTGCAATAATCTTTAGTGGGTAAGCCTCTCTTTCCAATGTAAAAACACTTTTATCAGGCCAACAAATTGAAATATATTTTTCAATTGTATTCCGGATATCATACACTACATCACCCAAAACTACATCCGATACTTTGCATATTTCGGCAACTACTTCTCGGCTTATATCGTTAATTCTTTCAGAATGACATTCTATCTGCTCTTTTATGCAAGATGGGGTGTGAGTAAATTCGTCTAATAACCTATATATTTTGTTTTTAAATACACTTAACGAATAAGTCTTATCCTTGACTGATATAGGAAAAATATCTAAAGTACATTCCATCGCTTTAAGTATTTCTGAACTTGTGTTTAACGCATTAGCTGTAGCCGGGTTGTATCCATTTTTATTATATTCATACATTGCCGCTTTAGGTTTAGCTCTCCCAACAATAATCCCTTCGCTTAAAATAATATCAACAAATACTGGATATATAATCTTCTTTGTTGGCTTTTTCTTATCGTCGATAAATACCATTTTACAGAAAATTAACGATAGTTTATTGCCGCTAATATTATTTAGTGTGCATTTTACTAATTTAAAATTTTCATCATACGCATTTCCACATATGTGTTTTATTGTTACATCTTCCATATACGATGTTACTGAATTACTAATATACTCTGGGTTAGTTAAATTAATTAAATCTCTTTCAGTTATATGTAGCATTTTCACATACACATCTTTTATTCCTTCTTTAGTTACATTATCTAACCAACATAAAACCTCTTCTTGATTGTGGCTTGATTCATTTGCATATACTTCTAATTTTCTCACTAACTCGGGTCTACCTTCTGATATTTTAAAACCTGAGCTCCTCTTTAATCTGGCAAATGATTTTAATACTGGAAGTGTCAAGTAATCTTCATTCTCATCACCGAAAGCACTTGGTATAAAAAACATATACTCCTCCTTAAAACGTCTTTTTTATACCATTATATTCCATATTTCATCAAAATACAAGATAAAGACACCCGTAGGGAACCGGATGCCTTAGGAGGAATAGAAAGTTGTTTATGAATGTACACTTTCTAACTTATGTTATGTTTATTACTTTACATCTTTGCCATACAACTGTCCGAATAATTCCTGGTCAAATATCATGATACCATCTTGCTCTCTAATTACTCTCGACGCTGCCAACGCCATTACTGATAGCCTTATGCTATCAATATCAGGTGATTTTAACTCACCGTCTACCATTGCTTTTACCCCTAACATACTTACACCTCCAATGTAATTATGTTTCCATATTATTACATTGTTCGAGTTAAGTCAACAAAAAGACACCCACCGTCAATCAGCAGATGTCTTTTAACTCATATAACTTTAAGGAGATCCACATGGCAAGCGAATCATTGGGCTTCGCGGATTCGAACCGTTATCTGCTATCTAGAATTTTCAATGCTATTTTACCAGTTTAACTATCAGCCCATGTAAATGCCACGTTTCTTATGTGTTGGTACGTGGCAACCAACGGTCATGTACTTTTAGGTACTCTTTGACTTATACTAAGTATAGCATCTAAAAAGGGGATAGGGGGGAAAGTTTAAGGTACGATGTTATTCTTTTTCCAATTGTGCTTCTATCCAAACCTACTTCCTCTGCTATCTTTGGAAGTTTATTACCGTAAAGATATCTCAACTCAAAGATTGTCTTTAGCTCTGGATCTTCAATACCGTCAATAAACGACTCAACCATATCTGTGTATTCTACCAGTTCAGACACTTCCCTCTGACACTTTCTAATCCGATACATTATCTTATCATTTTCCTTCGGCTCTGAAATTAGAACACTTATTCTATATGGTGTATAAGGGAAATCTTTGCTACTCGCTGATACCTTTCCATTCACAGCTGGAACATCTTTCTCATACAAGGCCTTAATCTCCTCTTGGAGTTTTTCTATTCTTAGCTTCTTTTTTCTATACTTTTCTAACTCCTCTTTTGTCAAGCTACCCCTCCTCTAAAACAATGCTTGTACAGCATAAATGCCTAGCAGAATTCCTGCACCGGTGATAAATGCATATATAAAAGTTTCAATACCATTTCTTATTTTCTCTTTCATGATATCCTCCTAATTCTAGTTTGTTAACTTACAAAATTTTCTTTTCTCTTTATCGTTATATTCCTCTACGTCTGTTAAGCTTCTATGGCATAAATTTTGTTACTTTAACACATAATAATCTTGAAATTAAAATTTGTATAACGAAAGGAATTTTTATGGGAATTTTAAATGGAAACCCAAAAGATAATCCATTGCATTACGGAGAAGTATTTAGTCTTTGGAATTCTTTATCTCTAGCAAAAGCTGGTTTAGATGTTTATCAAGTTTATATTAATC